AGAAAAAAGAGAATTATAACTTCATAAAATCAACTGTTTATGAAAATGAATACTTAATGAAGAATAATCCAGAATACGTAGAAAACCTTGAAAACTTACCTGATGCACGTAAAAAAGCTATGTTATATGGAGACTGGGATGCGTTTGAAGGACAATACTTTGAAGAATTCAACAGAGATATCCATGTCATTGAACCGTTTGATATTCCAGATCATTGGGATAAATATGTAACCATAGATTATGGACTAGATATGTTAGCGGTATATTGGATTGCTATTGATACAGAAGGATCAGCTTATATTTATAGAGAATTCTGTCAATCTAATTTAATTATATCTGATGCTGCAAAAAGAATATCTTCTTTAACTAGAGAAAAAGTAAAAATATTTTATGCACCTCCAGATTTGTGGAACAGAAGGCAAGACACAGGAAAGAGTGCGGCTGAAGTATTTAGTGAGAATGGCTTATATTTAGTTAAGTCTAACAACGATAGAGTGCAGGGGTGGTACAATATAAAAGAATGGTTACAAGTGTTTGATATTAAACATTCTCAAACTGGATTAGATGTAAAAAGTACAAGGTTGAAAATTTGGAAGAATTGTGCTATACTAATCAAAAATCTACCTTTGTTACAACATGATGAAAAAAAACCAAACGATGTAGCGAACGAGCCTCACGAACTCACTCACAGCCCAGATGCGTTACGTTATTTTTGTTCTATGAGAAATCCTGCCGCTACTAAAACGGATTCAAAACAAATTAAGCATGGATTTAATTCAGAAAAACCAAAAGTAAACGAATTAACAGACATGAACATACATAAATCATATGTTAATTATGGTTTCTAAAGGGAGAAAATAATGTTATATATTTTATTTTTTACAATCATTATGGTATTCCCTATTATTTCCGTTATTATATATAGAAAAGGGATTACTGATGGAATTGATTTAATTAAAAATAAAGAAATAAAGCCTTTAGAAAGTCCTCAAATTAAAATTTTTACAAAAAAAGAAGAAAAAGAAGATGACGTAGTAACTTCGGGATTTAACAACCTGATGACATATGATGGTAATCCTCCGAAAGGGGTATAATAAATGGCAAACAATCCTAAAGGTTACATGGGAAAAGAAACTGAAGAATGGAAACAATATCAAGCAGGAATAGATTACAATCACAAAGTAGATTTATACCAAACTGTAAATAAGAATGAAAGATTTTACGCAGGGGATCAATGGATGGGTGTTGTTAGCAATGGACTTCCTACTCCTGTTTTTAATATTTTAAAAAGAATTATAAATTATTTCGTTTCATCCATATTAAGCCAAAATGTAACGATACATTTTGTACCAGAAAATGTTGGAGATTCAGTTACAACTGAAGAAGAAGAAAAAATTAAAAAAGCTTCACAATTACTTTCTAGTTATTCAGCAACTTTGTTTGAGAAAAATAAAATTAATAATAAATTAAGACAATTGTTATTGGATGCAGCAATTAGTGGTGATGCTTGTGGTTATGTTTATTGGAATTCTGAAATAGATACAGGACAAGATTCAAAAGGTGACATAGATGTAGATACAGTTGATAACGTAAATGTTTTTTTTGGAGATCCAAATGAAGTAGATGTCCAGAAACAAAGGTATATTATTATATCAGCAAGAGAACTTGTTATTAATTTACAAGATGAAGCAAGAGCAAATGGTTTTCCTGAAGAAGATGTATTGCGTATAGGTAGTGATGAAGAAACTTTTTACCAATCAGGTGATCGTTCTCAATTACAACTTGATTACAGATTTTCAGGAATGGGGAAAACCACCTCGCTACTTAAATTATATAAAAAAGATGGAAAAGTTTTTGCAAAAAAAATAACAAAGTTTTCAAACATTCGCAATGAATGGGACACAAAATTAAGTTTATATCCTGTTACTTGGATGAATTGGGATGTAAGAAAGAATTCATACCATGGTCAAGCATTGGTTACAGGTATCATTCCAAACCAAATTTTTATTAATAAAATGTTTGCTATGGCAATGATGTCATTAATGCACACAGCTTTCCCAAAAGTAATCTATAACAAGAATATGATTACAGCTTGGAACAATCAAGTTGGAGCGGCAATTGGTATTGAAAGAATGGGTAACGAATCAGTAGGTAATGTTGCTCAATACATGAACGCAGGACAAATGTCGGAACAAGTTATGAGAACGATAGATTTAGCCATAAATTACACGAAAGACATGTTAGGCGCTAATGATAACTTACTTGGAGATATTAATCCAGAGAGGGCTTCAGGACGTTCTATCATTGCAGTGCAACAAGCATCAGCAGTTCCTTTAGAAAGTATCAAACAAAATATGTATCAATTCCTAGAAGATATGGGTTACATATGGTTGGATTACATTTCTAAATATTATGGAACAAGAAAGATAGATGCTGAGATTTTAGGTAAACGTCAAATTGTAGAATTTAACTTTGATGATTTACAAAAGATGAAATTTCGTTTAAAAATAGAAGTAGGAGCTTCCTCTTATTGGTCTGAACTTGCTTCCAATGAAACTTTAGATGGATTGCTACAACAGGATAGAATTACATTCAAACAGTATTTAGAAAGAATTCCAGTAGGACTTATTACAAAAAAACAATCATTGCTTGAAGACATCAAAAATCAAGATGTTAAGCAACAATTTATTTATGAACAATTAGCTAAATTTGTTGATGGACTACCACCAGAACAACAAGAAGCAATTAAACAATTACCACCTGAAGAACAAGAAAAAGAAGTTATGCAAATGATGATGCAACAAAAAGGAGGAACACTCTAATGTATGGATCAAAAGCAAAAAAAGGAAAAGCTGATGTTGTTATGGCTATGATGTTTGGTAAAAAGACTCCAATGTCAAAAAAAGCTAAGCCACAAGTAATGAAATCTTATGGAAAAATGAGTTCGAAAACTAAAAAAATGTAACTTGCCCACCAAGGCACAGGAGGAAATTTAAATGAATGACAACCAAATCATTGATTCAGTATTAGAAGAAAAACAAGATTCAACTACTTCCGTTTCGGAAACAGTTGCACCTGAAATTACAAATGATAATGATTATTTAGAAATAAAATACAACAAAGAACAAATACGTATTGATAAAGAACAAGCAAAAGAACTTGCACAAAAAGGAATGAATTACGAAAAAGCAGTAGAAAGAGCAAGACAAGAAGCAAGGGACAGTTATATATCTGAACAGGGTTATGAATGGAACGGAAAAGCAATTACTACCGAATCCGACTACCAACAAGCTTTAAAAGAAAAAGAAATGATTGAGCAATATCAACAAAAAGATTTACCTGATGAGGTAATTCAAGAACTTGTTGAAAATAGAAAGTTCAGAGAAAACTATGAAAAACAACAAAATGAAATACAAACTAAAACTCAGAGAGACCGAGATTTCCAAAACTTCTTAGAAGCATACCCTGACACAAAAGCAGATTCTATTCCACTTTCAGTATGGGAAACCGTAGAAAAAGGGGAGAGTCTAGTAAATGCTTATATGCGTTATGAAAATCAATTGCTCAAACAAAAACTAAATATAGAACAAAAGAATCAAGAGAATGTTAACTCGTCCATTGGTGCAGTTCGTTCTTCAGGAACAACAAGCCCTTTTTATACAAGGGAACAAGTTAGTAAAATGTCTACAGCAGAAGTAAATCAGAATTGGAAACAAGTACAAGAATCTATGAAAAAATGGTAAAGGAGAAATTATAAATGTCTATTTCAAATTTTATTCCTCAGATTTGGTCTACAAAAATTATTCGTACATTAGAAGATAATTTAGTGGGTAAAAGAATTTGTACACTAGAAGCAGAAGGTGAAATTAAAAAATCAGGAGATACTGTATTTTTTAATGGACTAGCTGACCCAACAATTTCTGCATATTCTGGTAGTGTTTCTTACGAAGCATTGCAAGATGCAGGGGTAGTAATGTTGATTGACCAAAAAGACTATTTCGCTTTTAAAGTAAGCGATATCGAAAAAGCACAAGCAAATGTAGATGTAAAAGGTAGTCAAGCAGATAGATCTGCTTATAAACTACAACAATCCGCTGATACCTATATCTTAGGATTACATGGACAAGCTTCATTAACTTCTTCTGCAACTGTAACTTCAGCTAATGTTTTCTCGAGTATTGGAGAAGTTCAAAATTCATTGGCACAAGCTAACGTATCTGACAAAGATATGTGGATGATTATTACGCCTTGGGTTAGACTTAAACTAGAACTTGCAGGAGTTAAATTTCAAATCAACAATGGTGTCAATGGAACTGGTGGAATGGCTTGGACAGATGCTTTAGGATTTGATATCTATGTTACAAATCAAGTTATTAATACAGGAACTGTAGCCGCTCCTGTTTCAAAAATTTTAGCAGGTGCTTATAATTCAATTGGATTTGCAAGTCAGATCATGGAAACTGAAGCAGTTCGATTAGAATCCTCATTTGATACAGGTGTTCGTGGATTGCATGTTTATGGCGCTAAAGTAATTCAACCTAATCTTCTTCACACAGCTACGTTGACATATGCAGCTGAAACTACTATTTAATTAATTAAGGAGGAAACCTAAAATG